TATGAGAATGCTAATTGTGTTGGGGAGAATCAAGATTTATTTTTTCCAGAGCGGGGGAGTTTAAAATGAATAACGTAGTATATTTAAAAAATATGGCTACTCAAGATATGATTAAAAAGCTTCACAAACTATTAATCAATATAGTATCGAGAAATAATTACACTACTACAACAGAAATATTGAAAGTTATATCACAACATTTTGATTCTGAATATCCTAATATTGACCAACTAAGATATGCATTGAGAGATATTGGTATTGTAAAAGAAAAAAAGTTTTATGTATATAAGCCCGAAAACAATGTTATAGAATATAGAAAATGTTATAGATGTCTAAAAAATAAAAATTTTAAATTGTTTAGGAAATGTTATCCAAAAGCATATGGTGATATAGGTTATAACAATAGATTAGTTATATGTAATGATTGTATTGAAGAAGAAGAAAGTATTACTGGAGAAACAAAAAAAGAATTAATTGGTATCTATGCATTATTACAAAAAACTTATAAGAATGATTTAGATTATAAAATGTATAATAAATTTTGGGAAAAATATTTATATAGATAAATTATTTCTTTAGATAAGTGCTTGCTATAAATTCTATTATTCCAAAACCAATTGCCAAAGTTGCTGTAATATATGCTTCTTCATATAAAGCAAATCCAAATTCTATAAAATGACCAAATGCAGTAGCTACTAATGTATATCTAATTATTTTTTGCATGATATATTTTATTGATATTTATAATTTCTACACTTGATACATAAATCATAAGAGGGTCCATAAAAATAATCTAAACATTTTTCACAAGGTTTTAAATAATCTTTTTGTTTATTATCTATCATGTCAATAAGATATACATAGAAATATTTGTGAAATAGCCAAGCACCAAGAATTATAAGAAGAACTGCTCCTATAGAAAATATCGGCACCCAAATTTGCTCTCCCATAATTCATTACATCGCTACAGTGTTAACTAATACTACTAAAGCACTTACTGCAACAATCCATCCACTGACTTCGCTACGAGACATTTTACTATTTACTTTCTCATGTAACTCATCAATTCTTTCGTTTATCTTATCCTGTCCATCTAATATCAAACTCAACATTTCCTTCTGTGTAAAACCATTACTATTGCTATTATTGTGAGCCATTAGTTTTTACCCTCATTACATCCGCATCCATTACAGCATTCATCTTCGTTCATTTTTTACTCCTGTCTATTTTGCTAAATGCTTCATTTATTTCATCTAGAGTTAATTTACCATCATCAAGGTAAGCTCTTGATAAATCTTCAGCGACTTTGACGCATCCAAGTGTGCCAGCTAGTATCACGGCATCTATAATTTCAATACCTACTAGTGTTCCAGCTCCTATTGTTGCTAAACCATTTGCTGTAAATGTTGCAATCATACGCCAAAATATTTGTTTTATTTTACCCCAAGTCGATAGACCTGTGTGTCTTTTCTTCCTCCTAGCCATTGATTAATCTCTAATGTATATAGTTAATAACCAAATAACTGTGGAAACAATAATTGCAATACCTACAATATCTTGAGCTGTTCCTGTCAAAGTAAACCAAGCTATGAAAAAACCAAGCAGTGTAAATATTTGAGCTATTGATTCTTTAATAGCATCAACAATCCACTTTGCTATGAATTTAAGTATTGAAGGAATAGCTTTTATAAATTTAACAAGTTGTTTCCAAGCAAACTTTGCTGAAACAATTGCACCTTTTACACCTGCCTTAGCACCAGCATATAAACCTTTTATAAGATTTAAAACTGCGTAATAAGGTAATCCTAAAACGTTATATAAAAACTCAATAACTTTTTTAATCATCCTATTCTCCTAAATAATGCACCAGCTTGAGAAACAATTTGAGAAGCAATGATAATCGGGACCACGACTTCCTGTGCTTTTTCTTTATGGTCGCTCGTCATGTCAGACCCAATCGACCCCAATTCCATCTCTCTAATATTAACATTAACTAGCTCGCCAATAGGGTTTTCAATGAAAGCCTCTACTTGAACTTCAGTAACTGTATCCGCTAATGTATAATTTTCTACATCAGCATTTTCTACAGCTCTTTCAACATATTCATCAACAGCTTCTGCAACATTATCATCTTTTTCTGCAACTTCTGCAATGATTGCAACATCTTGTTCTTCTTCAAAACCTAAAACTTCTGCAACAGCTTCTACTTCTTCTACTGATAATTCAGCAACTGTTTCAGTATCTACTACTTCTGCAACAACTGCCTGTACAACTTTAACAGTTTGTTCATCAGCAACTGCTAAGTTTTCAACACCAACTTCAGCAATTTGTTCAACAACTACAACTAACTCTTCTGTTTCTAGTTCTTCAACAAACTCCTCAATAACTTCTTCAAGTTCTTCCTCATAAGCTTCAAGTTCTTCTTCGGATAATTCTTCAAGTTCTTCTTCTTCGAGGACTATTATTTCTTCTTCTTCAAATACTTCTGTCAATTCTTCAGTATCTACAACCTCTTCAATAATTTCTTCAACAACTTCAACAACCAATTCAACTTCTTCTTCAGTAAGCTCTTCTTTATCTTTTTCTTTGATTTCTTTATATTCTTCAACAGAAACAGTTTCAGGTAAAATCTCTTCTACAATTTCTTCTTCAAGTTCTTCAACATAAGTTTCTATAACTTCTTTCTTCTGCTCTTTATATTCTTTATACTCTTCATCAGTAAGTTCTTCTATCTCTTCCTCAGGTAATAGTTCTACTTCAAATACATCTACATCATCAGGAATAATTATTACTGGTTCACCATCTTCTTCAATAACTTCTAATATAATTATTTCTTCATCTTCAGGTATAGGTGGTAATCTACCTTCTGTTGGTAAATCATCTTCTTCAAAAATAATTTCTGTAGGAAGTATGATTATTGGTTGAAATTCAAAATCATCTTCTATTTCTTCAAGATATTCTTCAACAACTAAAATTGTTTCAATAAACTCTTCAAATTCTTTTTCTATTTGTTTGATTTCTTCTTCAGTTAAATCTTCGTACTCTTCTTCAGGTATATATAAATTTAAATCTTCTAATTCTTCAAGGTCATAAGTTTCAAGTATCTCTAATTCTTTTGCATCACGTTCAGCTTCAAACTCAAGTATTTCTTCAAACTCTTCTTCTGAAACTTCAACCCAACCTTTATCTTCGTCATATACTTCGTAAACAGGCTCTTCATCGATATACTCATCTTCTGGTATGTATACCAAATCATCATCTTCAGGAAACTCTCTTCCTTCGATTTCTTCATCTTCTTCAATAAGTTCAATATCACCTGCGTCACCTCTAGCAATTTGTTCGTCAGTTAATTCTACTCCATATAGTTCTAAATTCTTCGCTCTTTGTTGGTCTCTTTCAACTGTACCATCATCAACTTCACTTTGACTATATTCAGTTTCTTCACCACCTACAATTACTACAACTGGTGGTGGTGGAGGAGGAGGTGCTACATAAGGTTCTGGGTCAGGAGCTGGAGGTACATATGCATCATCAATAACTTTTTGATTTACTACTCCAAGAATAGGTTCAGTTGAATATCCAGAAGAAACATTGTAAGAAGTATTTTTTGCTTGAATACTAAACACATAAGTATTGTCTGTTATAGCACTATATGGAATTGTGTATTCAGTATCAGTAATACCTGTAACTACAGTATTATCTTGAGTTCCATTAATTCTATAATATAAATCATAAACTTCAGCAGTTCTACTGCCAGTATTTGGTTCATCCCATTCGACTAATACACCAGTGTTATACACATTTTCTACTGTTGGATTCATTGGAGGTCCTAAAGTATTTGTTACTGTAAAACTATCTTTAATATCGTTACACCACCAACTTGCAGAACAAGTAGATATTCTAAAAAAGTTTTCTCCATCTATAGTTCCATAATTCCAGTTATCGAAGTTATCAGTCCAAGGTATTGTATATTCTGTGACACTTGTATCTGTACTCACATAAAGATATTGCCAAACGCTAGAGTTATAATCATCACTATCTGTTTCTGAATAAATTACTTTATATCCTGCAATATCAACCCAATCGCTTGAAGGTGTTATCCATTCAATATTTATACCATCAGTAGTTTCTGTAACTGCATAAGTACTAGCAGAATTATCTGGTGCTTGACTTATAGTTATTGTTTCTACATCTGTAAAAGAAGATTCTATTGACTGAGCGACATTTTCTGCTTTGACATGAAACATATATGCTATGCCTTCACTATTACTTAGACCAAGTGCAGTTTCTAATTGACTTCTAGTCAAAGTCAATTCCGTATCTGTTGTAGTTGGGTTTTGGTCTAATACACCGTTATCTCCATATTGAACTGTATATCTATCAGGTGTTTGATTACCTGTTGTTGGTGCATCCCAATCAAGTGTTATAGAACCATTACTATTTTTTGTAGCAGTAAAATTTGTTGGCACTCCTACCGTTGGAGGTACCGTTGTAGTTGTTGTTGTAGTAGTAGTTGTAGTAGTGGTAGTCGTTGTCGTAGTGGTACTGGTAGTCGTAGTACTAGTAGTGCTCGTCGTAGTTGTTGTAGTTGTGTCATCATACTTCCAATAAATTGTGTCTATTCCAGACCAGTCTGAAACAGTAATTGTAAACGATGTTATAAATTTATCTGTTATTGTTTTAGAAATATCTTCATAAGATGCACCTGACTGACCATTGTAATTAACAGTTTCATTAGTACTATCTGAATAATTATATTGAATACTGTAGTTTGAATTTACTCCAGCTGTTCTAAATCCTACTTCTTTAATATTATGGTCACTTGGTAAAGTAAATGTAAAACCTGTTGTGTTTGCATTCTGTTGAGTTTGATTATCTAACATGCTAAAAAAGTATTGACCACCAACACCACAACAGTTTTGGTCATTTCTTATAGCTACATTATCACCATCATCAATAGCATAATTACCACTTGGTATTCCTAAGTCTGTAACTTGAGCACCATTAGTTCCATCGAATGTTTCAGTTTCAGTTATTTCAGAAGCTTGTACTGGATAAGCTGGAGTTATTAAAAGTATACAAGTAAGGATTCTGGCAAAAGTATTGAATTTAGAAAGCATCTCAATCTGGCTCAATCATAATACATTCGCCAGGGCATTCCTCCGCTGATTCTATTACCTCCTCTTCTTTTCCTTTTGGTACAGTTGCTAAACCTTTAGCACCTTCTTCATTACCATGTTCAGATGAATAAATCTTATCTCCATCTTTAACATAATATAATCCATCATCTAGCCCAACAAAAACATCAGGACATATTTCTTCGCAAAGCCCATCACCTGTGCATAGGTCTTGGTCTATCCAAACTTTCACTTTCTTTTTCCACCGTAATATTCCTTGACTAATTTTAATCTAAGCATCTCTTTATTAATACTAACCTTTTTATTATTTCTGATAATATAAAGTTCTCCTAAAACTCTGCCATATTTACCAAGACCATGAGATTGTAATATTACTTCTGTTTCAGAACCTGCATACTCAGGGTCAATTTTTTGTTTAAGCCACTCTTTGGTTTTTAATCCTTTGGCTTTTTCTTCTTTATTTCTTGTTCTTGTTTCTGGGGCATTGACTCCCAAGAATCTAACCCTTTTGAAAACCTGCGTATTAAAGCCCAAATCAATCCAGCAGTCAACAGTATCCCCGTCCACAACTCTGTCAATTGTAACTCTATATTCATACATCTTTTAATTTTCCTGTCTTTGGGTTGATATGTGCATTATATTTAACACACTTTTCATTATTGCATACCCAAGGAAGGATTTTGGTATTAATTTTATTAGCACACCAATCACAAAAGTGAAAGTTACTTACTTGTATTGTCATAAGAAATAGATGACGATTTATACCGTCATTCTAATTTAGTTTGATTATCCCTTAGGGACGTTAGACATAAATGGAAACGGAGCATCTTCTAATGCGTTTTGTATTAGCGATACTACTGCGGAACCACCTGCTACTGCTGCTGACATTAAAACATCAGCTTCAAACATACCTGTTTGATTTGCAATAAGCACGCCCAAAGCTGTCTGAACAAAAGTTCTTAGTGCTCTGATTCCTGCTGCTTTCCAATATTCTTTTGGATTTTGTTTTGCCTTAGCCATAATTTATCTCCTGTAACTAGGTAATATATCTACCTTGTTTTTCTGCTTCCATGATTTTGACTTGACCACGGAGTTCAGAAATCTTAAGTGGTAGTTCTAACAAGTCCTCAATATTTGTGTAGGTTATTTCTACATCATCTCCTTGGAGTATTGCATCTGCTACCTTTGGATACATTTTTTTGTAAGCTACACCACTATTTCCTACAAAACCGTCTTTACCCTTATCTAAATCTTGTTGAGTTTCTCCTACGATATAGCAACCACTGGTGTGCTGGTCGGTATTCCCCGTATGAATCAAAATAAAAGTAAACCCAGGCACGTCTTGTAGCCAAAGCATACCTTTATGCCAATCACCATATTTAGCTGCATATCTAGAGTGGAAACCACCTTCATTTCTTAATTTAATTTTATATGTTCCTTCTGGAATACAAGTTTCATGCATGACTTTTACATCTCGATGTTCATCTTCGAGACCGTAGCATTCAAACTCGCCATCAATAAAAAGTAGGGAGTTTGTAGCATCTTCGCCATATTGAAATCTGACAACGTCTAACTTCATACCGATATTCTACTAGTGTATAGTAAACGCTGTGGTATTAGATAACTTTTAGATTATCCCATGGTAATTGAGTTTTTTCAGGTGTAATAGAAAAAGTAAGCGTACCTGAATAAGAAGTTTTACCAGTCATATTTTCAAACCATTCAGAACCACCATCAATTGAAGGACACTGCATAAGTGTTCTTTTACCTTCATTAACAACGAACAAATGATGAAAATGTCCAGATATCAGAATATCTGAATCACCAACATCTGTCATACCAAATGCTTGACCAGATAACCAAGCAACAGCTTTTTGATGTGAGTAACGTCCGCCAGTTCTAAATTGATGACCATGAGCTAAACCTATAATAGTTCCAGATACATCTAGAGTTATCCATAAATCATTTTCTGGAATAATAAACTTTATTTTTTTGAAAGCAGGATTTTCTGAAAGTATTTCTTGTGCTTCATCAAATAAACTAACATCAAAGTTATCACCAAAAGTAGTAAAAGCTTTTCCATTTTTTCTATTTTCTCCATGATTACCAGGTACACACGCAACAACAACGTTTTTAAATAATGGTGCCCAAGTCTTTATTGCTTTTATCAATAATCTTCTAGCAATCATTTTTTGTCTTCTCAAATCATATTCGACTGAAAATTCCTGCATCGGGTAAAACCCATCGCATCCCTCGACAATATCACCTAATCCAAAGACATATAAATTTGCTAAATCAACACCAGTCTTTTTTAAATGTTTAATTCTTGCTGTAACATCAGGTATCATTTGTTCTATTCTTTTTACAATACCTTCTGTACCATCTCCATCTCTTTTACCCATTTGCCAATCTGAAAGACAAACAACAAAAGATGAATTACCAGTAATTTTTTGTGGTTGACCTTTATATGCTTTTATTTCTTTGAGTAAGTTTTTATAATCAAAATCTTTAGAGTTGGTTGGATTTTTAGATATTATCTTTGCTTTGTAATAATAAAATTGTTCGGTTTCACCAGCACCCATGTTTGCAGTCCATGTACGAACTTCAAAAGGTTCTATAATTTCAAATTCTTTAGGGTCAAAACCTAATTCAGCAAGATAAATATCCCACTTATGGTCTTCTGGTTTTATAGCTTTTGGTAAG